TTGGCTGTTTACCTGTGAAATCCCAATCAAAGATCATTGCAGCCTCGGCTGGTAGCTTCTGGTGCATGTAATCATTAAAGAACTGAGCGCCTTTGATTTTATATTCGGTAGATTTGAATCCGATTGCACCTTGTTCAAGTTCACGCTCAGAGTAATTCTGTAATACAGTTACAACCGTGTTTGAGTACTCGATTGTTTTGCCTTTATCGTCTGTAAAGTCTCCAGCAGCCTTACGGATGCCTGCAACTGTCATAATTGGATGTTGTGAATTATTCATAGCTCACCTATGCAAGTTTTAAATAGTTAAATTGCGAAACTGGCGGTTCATACCAGTCTGGCAACTGCTGTGAAAAGTCGATTTCTACGAGCTTCATGAAAGGAATGACATTTGATGACTTGTTGTCATGCAAGTTCTGTAAATACGCTTTAGAAAAACCGCATTCACATAATTCTGAAATCTGTCTGTAAAATGTTGTTTTAGGGAGCATTTTTGCAAGCTCTTCCAAACCATGTTCGCGTATGAGACAGAATGTTGCGTAAATATTTCGGATACGTGTTTGGGAAACCTTCCCACTGTTTGTAACAACTACTGGGGATTTAGATATGGCTTCAAGAACACTTTTATCATCGGTTAATTTCATAGTTTGACCCCTTAAGGCTTCAAATATGCTATGAGTTGCTTTAGTCCAAAGTGCTTGTAATATCTCAGGGTTTTCACGCTGAAATCGAATAAGTTCAAAAAGATTAACTGGAATACCAGCACGTTCAAGCCAACGTTTTTTTAAACGTGCTTCAAAACGCATAATGCCAACAGTCCAATTAATCAAACGACTATCAGACATTACATTCACGACACGCATTGCAGCTTTATCACACTTCTTAGCCAATGCTTGTTGTTCCTTGAACTCTTCCATAAACTCATTATGTTTCAAGTAACATTTGATATTAATCAAACGTGAATGTTGCCCGCCCCAATAAATTGTATTATCCATCTGCTTTTGACTAAGTTGCGTCTGACCATTAGTCACGCGACGCATGAAGTCATGCAATTTCTTAGCTGTATTCTGATCACCAACACGTGCAGAGTAAGTCACATCAATGTGTGATACCCATGCAGTAGTCCAGTCAATCATGCGAGCTAACGTTGGATAAGCTTCATAAAAATACCCAATCATCTCCATAGCCCCTAATTCAATATCGTCATCACCAAACACATTATGACCTTGGCGGAGCTTTGCAGGACTAGCCTTGATCTGAATATACGGTGCATAAGACGAATCAAAAAAACACTTTAGAGACATGCCAGTAAAACTGGTCGGAACTGATTCGTATGGGTGAAATAAAGATGATGCTGTAATCGAGCCGTCATCATTCTTGTGAACTGCCCTGCTTGCCAATGGAATGTCCAAGCTATGCAAATCAACATCTACAAAAAAATACTCACCACTTTCACTCAACGAGTAAAAGCTTGATTCAAAGTGAGCATTAATACAGAGATGATCGAGCATGTAAATCACAAATTCACAAATCATTTTAGGAGGATAAAAACATAAATCACATATAAACACAAGCACAAATCACAAATTCATTTAGAATTAAATTATTTTATAAAAGGAATATGTGATGGCTAAGACATTTCGTTTCACTGATGAGGAAGAACACGCATTAAATGAAATTGCATTGAAGCTAAATAGAGACTTAGTGAAAGCCGGTAAGAAACCGCTTAGAGATACAGAAATATTCCATGAAATCGTTAAACAGACACTTATCGACGGAATTATCGAAGTGTCGAGAGAAGGTGCTATAAAAGTAGAAACAAAAAAATAAAACGAGGGTCATTAAGCCATTAATTTCCCAAATTTGGGACTAGAGTCCACCACCAGAAGACGTGGACTCCCCGCCTCGGCTGAAAATTCGCATAATGCGCATTGATGTTAAATGCACTTCTATGCATCTAGCGATCATCGCAACATTGACAAATAAATAAGCACCTATGTATTTAATACATAAGTGCTTTTTATTTGTAGCAATGTGAAGTGCAAGTAACATAACGCTTGGTCATATTATGCGAACTTTCAGACATTAATTTTACTGTTTAAATATGCAGCAATAAGACCTCGAGGTGAGGCGAAAATTAAGGGATATATTGATCATCATCTTGCTGATATTTAATCTCGCGAAGAGTTTTTAAAGCTAATGGTATATAGCAAACTACAGCAAGAATAAAATACAAAAACAGGCCCAAATTATCTTTAATAAATTGCCAAATAATCATCATATACCCCCTTGTCAGAGTGTCTAGACTACGCCTTGAGACACTCAAAAAATACGTTAAATCAATTGTTATACGCGATGTGTCTCAATTCCCCTGAAGACACTCTTTTATTAAGACTACGTTACATCAAATAGACGGTTTTTGTAATCAAGGGAAAGAAATTTAAATTAAACCTTGTGCTTTAGCTGCTTGATATTTAGCGACAAATTCAGCGTCATAGTGTTGAACTGGAGTCGGCATAACTTGCTGCTGAACTTGCTGTGGTTGACCGCCAAAGCCTTGTGGTTGTTGCTTAAAGTAATTATACGGACGGTCATTATCCTCAATCAGCTTTCGACAGTCTGATTGACTTACATCATGTAAAATTGTGCCCTGTTCAGTATAGGCAACATATCTGCCGTTTTTCTTCATACAACCAGCAAAGACAGGTTTAGAAGTCACCTGATATTCAATCTTTGAAGTATCCATTTCATATGGTCTATTCGGATTGTACTTAACTGCAATAGTCTCCATACGCACGTCATTTACTTGCTGAAGCTGATTATTTCTGACTTCTGGATGCTTCAAATCAGCACATTGTTCTGGTGTTAAAGTACCGCACTCAGCTTCACGTTTTAACTTGTCAGCAATCGTTTCAGACGGATTTGGAGTAGCTTGAGGACCTGCTTTTAACTGACTAAATGCATCTTTTTCCTGTCCTGTCATTTGCTTAATTGCACTACCAAAACTTTGAAATATAGGTATTTTCATAAAGCCGACAATGGCAATCGTAAATATGGCAATAAACAATAGTGAGTAGAAAAAAACTTTAGGTGGAATCCTAAATTTCATTGATGTATGGGAAGATGCACTCACATACATTCGTTGATATTTCTTTTTATAAACTAACAGAAAGTAATCAACATACTTCTTCGGATCGCGTAATGAATCTGCTGCATCACGTGGGCGACTAATGTATTTATCGAATACATAAATACCGCAAGCCTGTGGGTTTTGAGGTGGTCTTTTAACAAAATACAGCTTATCGATTAACTGTCTAAGTGAATAGTTAAAATCCTCAGCATCTTGGGTAATTAGCCATACATCCTTGTCAGTATGACGAACCTTAGACATTTCTTTAATTATCGGGTCTTCACATACTTTTCGGCCATCCCAGTTGTAAGGAGGATGATCACGGATTTCATCAATATAATGAATCGATCCCATCGGTGTTTTACGCCAATCGAGACTAGGAAACGGCAGCACACCCTGAATTTTTAATCCATTGATATTCGAGTAAATCTGTCTAACTGGAAGCAAGGCAGTTAATGCAATGCCTTCATCTTTAGTAATTTGCTCGATGTACTTGTTATAGAAAAAGTAATATTCAAAGTATTCAGGGAATTGTTCAGCATCTTCAAGACAATCAAAATATTCATAATTTGAAGTCTTTTCAAACTTCTGATTACCAATTTCATAGTTATACGTGAAGTCCCGTTCTAGTAGATCACGTTCCTCTAATAGCTTTCTATTTTCATCAAAAATAGCAGCATTCTTTTTTAAATTTTCTAAATTTTTTTGCTGTTCTTCATACATACGAACTACAGCAAAATATGATTTCCCCTGACCAGGCTTTGCAACGATAGCGTATAACATTATTGAAGTTTCCTAATCGATAATTTGCCCGCGTCCATTGTTATGCGTATTGAAATAGCAGACAAAATATAGCTAATAGCAACATCAACCCCAGCAAGATCAATTAGGTAAAAAAGCCCAGAAAGTTGCTGAAATTGATTATTTACATAGTTAAGTAAAATTGAAAAAACTGATTGTGAAAGCCCAAAAGAAACAAGGCCCAAACCTGCACCAAGCAGTAATTTTTTAAATGCAGTAGATAAGAATTTCTCACCTACATACATCAATAAAAAGACTAATCCTCTAATCATTGCTACCACCTCGATAATGACCAGTAACAATAAAGAAAGCCGTTAACATGCCGACAAAAATAATCCACGGTCGAGCCAAAGATGCACCTAAACAAAAGGTTTCATAACTAAATTGGATTGTATAAGTCTGCACAATCGAGAAAGAAATCTGCATTGGCTGAGGACAAGTACCCGTAGCATTAACTAGATTTCCATCAAAATTAGTATCTATTTCATTTTTGACTACCTTAATTTCGCCATCTTCAGGATTAGTGTCATCCGATACTGCAAGCCAATCCTGAATGCCTTTTAATAAATTATTCGTAGGCTCTAAATTGACAGCAGTACCGCCACCACCGCCTACAGGCTTATTATTAATAGCATTAACAACTTCATTTAGTTTATTTGCAGTTGAACTAGTATTAGCCTCAACCGCAGATTTAACGCCATTTGTAGCAGCCGTATTCGCTTCTACAGCCGTTTTAACCGTTGTTGCATTAGCATCTACAGCAGCTTTTACATTATTAACAGCAGCGGTTGTTTCCTTAACAGCAGCAGTCGTTTCTTTAACTGATGAATTAACAGCATCAAGCTTTTGATTAGTTATACCTAAAGTACGAGAAACATTATTAACAGAGTTAACGATTTCATCTTTAACCCATGTCAGCTTGTTATTAACCGCATTAATAGCATCAAGTATAGACCTTAAAATAGTACTACTCTCAGGCGGAATAGCTGGAGGTGGTGAAGATGCAGGCGGAGGATCATTAGGGTCAATTGGTGGAGGCTCAGACGCCGAAGGTGGCTGCGGTATTGGGTCGATCGGTGGCGGATTACTATTTCTGACACAGATTTGTTTACCGTTAAAAGTTCCGGGCACATAGTTTGAACCACAACCTGTTGGCGGCATATCACAATAAGTTGCATTGTTAGAGCATCCAGATTGAATTGGTGGTGGTGGAGTACCTTCTGGACAGTAAATAGAACCGTCAGCCATGCGATTACAATTGTCATCTGGTGGTTGATAACAACCGCCATAAGGATCTTTAGGATCACAAGAAGTCTTTGAAAATTGAGGAGTACAAGATGGAGACGGTACAGCACTAACAGAACTTAAAGTGATTGACTGATAATTACCTGTTGAAATAACTATAGGGTTGTTCTTATCTGGAGCATCATAAATACAATATGTACCATCTGCATTTTGTTTACATACACGTACTGGAATCGGTGTGTTAGGTTCAAAATAAGTTGGAACTGGTGAACCCGAATTAGGACAAGTAATAGGTGGTGCAGAAACTAATTTTTTAGTTATACCAATTTGACCAGTAGATACAACATTACTGCCGTTCATATTATCAAAGACGCAATAAATACCGCTTACACGGACATTGGAAGTTGGTGTACCTAGCATCGAAACATATTTATTACATGCAGCTTCGTATGAAGTTTGATAACCCGTGTTGATTGTTCCATTGTTAATGTAATAAACGTAATAATCTGCAAAAGCAGGTGCAGAAAATAAACTTATTATTATAAAAATCAAATATTTTAGATGTCTCATTTAAATAATCCCCAATTACTTAAATAAGATAAAACCGCTAACAATAAATAGCAGTAATACGAAGTGTGGGAAGATTTCTGACATGGGCTTACCCCTACAAAAAAACAGCTAGCTGCGGGCCCTCGCTTCGCTGTTTTTTCGTAGCAGGCAGCCCACAATCACTTAGAATGCTCGAACGAGCGCTTTAATTCCTTTAGCTGCAAGCGGAACCATAATCCATGCAGCACCAACAGCACCAACAGCAATCACAACTAAACCGATATAGGTAATAATTGATGTTGTTTCAGGTCCTGCGGGTGCATCTGCTGCATACGCATTTACGGCCAACATTGTAGGAACAACCAACGAGTATTTCGCAGATTTGCGGAAACGTTGGAACCATGTTTTTTTATGAGCTTCTTGTTGAATCACCTCAACATTTTGTAAAGCCATAAGTTTTCTCCCTATCTAAAAGATGAAATAAAATCCGCTAGCATTCGATATGACTTAGCGACAACACAAACCAACCAGAAACCCCCGCCCAATATAGTGGCTTCTTCGAGAGTTAAAGGTGGAAGAATGGACTGATTAATCAGGACCCATTCAAGGCACACTTGCAACCCGTTAGCGTCAGGTTGAGATAATTGGCTACAAACGTGCATTACTGACATATCTTTTTGACCTAATGAGCGTGCTAATCACACAATTTTAGATATCTGTTTTTTTATGAAGTTGAAGACGAAGTAACACGTTGTCAGCACCCCAATTATGAAAAAGATCCAAACTAAATAAATCATGATTAACCCTTACAAATACGTATATGAGCCATGTACACCCCTTCATAGAAAAAGGTGTTTCCACACTCTTGACAGATGTAATTTAAACAGCTCATAATATCCCCAAAATACTTGTAAGTTATTGATTTATTTACATATTATACATTATACGAAGTGTTATATAGTTAACACTTTGATTCATATAGCTTTATTAAGCTGCTTCCACACCATCAAAATCCAAAGCTACTAACACAGCCT